GTGGTAAGGTAACCCCCCATGTACATTTTTTTGTACACCTCCCCAAGCGGACGCGGGGGATTAGTTGGAAATCCAACCATAATTGTGGGTTACCTTATCCACTCAGTGTAAACATCCGGCAGCAGGTCAAGCCATCCAGCTGTTGAGATCGTTACGGGGAGGGAAAGCTCAGCATCCACCAGGGAAGCCGCATCCGGCAGAGGATCTCAGCATCCACCCGGAGCGCAAAATAAAAAGACCTCCTTAGAGGTCTTTTATTTTAGATCACTTCTGTCAGTGTACAGAAACGATATGTATAACTCGGTGCCGTGGCTGTAGCGATTTCAGACTGTGTGGCCATTGATAACTCGACAGTATAAGTGCCGGCAGGCTTTCCTGTGACTGTGAAAGCATTCGCTGCAAAGTTGTTATCATTGCTGAATTTCGTACTGGACCTGCCTACCTCAACACCGTTCAGGGATACCACAAGGCCCGCAGTCTGCCCTGAAGTATGGAATGCGCCGCCTACGACAACATTAATACTGCTTTCGTCCAGCAGTTTAGTAAATGTAGCTGTTTGCAGCAGAATGCTGGTGTTGGTAGTTATATCGACTGTAGTCCCGTGAGTTATGGATACAGCGCCATATTGTCTGTGGATCATGTTATAAACGCCTGCGCTTGTAACAGGATTTGTACTGTTCGCCGTCGGTGTAGTGTCGAATGTCAGCACGTTCTGCTTACTCGTCTGCAGTGCTGCGATATTGTTAGCATTTGTCTGAATATCTGCAGCAAGGCTTGTTTTCAGCTCGTTCAAGAGGCTTTCGACTGTTACCTGTTCAATGTTCACACCGATCTCAAACGCTGTGCCCATGGAGATCTGGACCGTCGCACGATATAAAATATCGTTATTTAACAGAAGCTCACCCGCAGCAAACGATTTGGAGGCTGTCGTCCTGGTCGTTTCGTTGTATGCGATATTGGATAATGCTTTTTCGATATACAGGAAGAAGTCGCCAATTTTCAGCCAGTAGTCTGTGTTACCCAGCTGCGTATAACTCGGGACGTCCTGCTTTGATAAATATGCATTGTAGGCCTCATCTAAAACGATAGTGTGCATTGGATATTCCACAGCATAGTTCCAGGTGATCGGATCCGCGAAAGTGATCTGCTCATAGTTAATAATATACTTGTCGACCAGAGCGCGGATCTCTTCCACGTTTTTAATGATCCAGTCTAAATTGATCTCGTGGATATTGGTATACGGATATTCATTCCTAAACATCGGCATTTAAGCCTCCGGAGATGATCGTCACAGTGAGATCGTTCGTTTTAGCGTTGAAGATCACACCGTCCGATTTTCTTCTTAATTTGAGCGTAGTCTGAGCGAGAGCGCTGGCCAGGTTCGTCTGCCCTGCTCTAGGTTTCAGTTCCACGTTGAAATCCAGAATGTCGAAATTAGCCGGAGTCAGCTGCACTGTATCGCCGTTTTTAAATTTAACGGCTGTTCCGGTCACTCCTGACGTTTTGGTATCCCAGTCGATCATGCCGCTGGTGAAGTTAAAATTAGGTAGTTTAGAAGCTTTCATAGTTTTTCCTCCTAATAGACACCTAAGCAGAAATTCTGTTTGATGTCACTGATAATGATAGAAAATAAACTGAATTGGGATCTCAGTTTGATCTCTTTCTGGATAAGGTCCTGCGTATCTGATATAGCGCTGTCACCTTCAAGATCATAGCTCATTGTCTTTTTGATCGTACCGGTGTCTTTGCCGGTGCTGTCTGTAAGATTCTGGTCTTTATCCGTGAAGCTCGCAAGGTTATATGCGGATACTTTTCCGGTATTCGTACCGCACAGCGTAGAAGTCAGGTCTCGTGTTTCTGTCTCAGTCCTCTCTTCATGCCGGTTCACGTTTGTAAACGGATCATAGTTCTCACGCATGAGGACCTTTGCCATCTGCTCCCATGCGTGCAGTCTGAGCGCCGTATAGTTTTCCAGCGCTTCGGCCATAAAATCCGCATCCGGATATAGTACTTCAAGGCCTGCAGTCTCGACCAGGAGGCGCTTTTTCAGCTCGTCTGCATTGATTTGCGCAGGCAGGTGTAAATTATCGAGTAAATGCGGATTTGCTCTATACAAGCCCATTAATGACAGTGTAGCCTGGATCATAGCGCTTCCTCCATTTCGTTCTCATAACGGTATTTTACGGATATATTTAAGCCAAACATTTCATTACATTTTGCCAGGCCATCCCTGAGAGAGTCCAGCCAGAGGCGAACCTTCGTCTCCGTCTCCTCGTTATTGGCGTTGACTTCGTCGGTGATCAGACGCTCCTTTTTATCCGTGTTAGCGTTTTTCAGGCCCACTTCAGTGTTAAACATATTCATAATAGTCCTCATGTCACTGAGAGCCCTATCCGTGATGTAGTTCTGTCCAATATTCTGCGTGAAGTAGTCCCAGCTCTTGGTACCGTCGGCTCTCATAAGATTCTTGTCGACAACAACCATAGGCTCACCGGCTGAGATCTTGTCAAACATCTTTTTGAAGCTTTCAGCCATAGCTTTGTTATCGGCGAAATAGACATATGCGAGCTTACTGTTTTCCAGGGAAACCATGGCGCTCTCTTCTGCACACGCCAGCATATCGGCATAAGTCCCGCAGATGTTCATGATGTTTCCATAGTCAGGCATGAGTTTGATCAGCGCACACTGTTCTCCGATCCGCAGCTGGCGGAAAGTCGGCAGCAGCGCGTTTGTAATAATAACTTCCGACGGCATCATATAGATATTTCTGCCGGTCAAAGTGCAGTGCTGCGGGATCACGCCATAGTCTTCTGTTTTGATCACGGCGATGTATCCCTGACAGAATAAGTTATAAAGGAAATAGGATTTGTCCCAGTGTTCCGGGATCCCATCAAATTCAAATACAGAAATCGCTTTCTGAATTAAATATTCCAGGTAAAAGCTGAAAGCTTTCGTATCTCTGGAATGGTGTGTACTTGGAGAATAGGATCCGTATTGGAGCATCTCCTGATAATAATTGATCGGTTCCATTATATACCCTCTCCTCGTCTTCTCTTTTTCATAATTGCTAAAAGCGCTACCATTTCTTCCTCCGTAGGCGTCCATGGCTCGGGCGGTGTTGGTTCATCGTAGATATAAATACATCCAACATAGTCGAGAGCGCCGCCGGTACGGTTCCAGCCGTCGCCTCTTCTTCGTATTGGAGTCTCAAAATACTGGCCTCCATAGTTGGAGTCGCTTGTCCGGATCGTGTCCGCGTCTATGATCTCTTCCACTACGCAAACATGACCAGGCCAGCCATAAGGATGACCGGGCTGCTGTGATCTCGATGTGAAACATAATATAGCACCCAGCCGCGGCTCAGATCCACGTGGGAATCCATCCTGTGTATAGTCATACCACCAATATGCACTGTCTGCTGATAGGCCTGGATCTGCATAAATATCCAAGATTTCCATCGCGCGGCCATGACAGTATCCGACGCAGTTAGGCATAGTTAAACCTGTGCTGGTGTTTATGGCTATAGCTCTATTATAGCCGCCATATCTGTAGTTAATATAGCGCAGGTCCGTCGGATCCGGTGCTGTCAGTCTCGGAATGTAACTCATTGATAGAAATACCCCGTTTCGATCAAGGCCTCAGCCAGCTGCGTCTCTTCTCTGGTGGCGGTGGCAAGTCTAAGGTGGACATCCATACCCTTATAAAAGCCTGTATTTCCATCTCTTGCTGCAAGCTTTTTACAGCAAGGATATCCAAAATCGTCATCCGTTCCGACCTGGTCAAAGAATTGCATGATCAGCGCCTTTTCCGTTGCATGCTTAATTAATGAGCCGTTTGGCATAACGCTGGAGACGGTGCCGCCTGTAATGGCATTTGCAGCGGTATCAATACCTGCGGAGGCAAAACTCGTAACAGCTCCGATCACGTTACCTGTCGCAACCGACACCGCACCGCTGATAATGTTAGAGCCTGCCATGGCCATATTGTTCTTCGTGCTGGCCAAATTTACCGGTACCAGCACCTGCGTGTGGATATTTGCCAGGATGGTGTTATCCCTTGGCATTGTAGTATTTAAATCCGGATCATAATAAGCCGGATAAGCCTGCACAACGCCCAGCCCTGTCGTCGGATCGATTTCGATCGTTACATCCACATACATCGCCTGGTGGTTTTCGTTTCCGTCCCATAATAGCGCTCCGTCGATCTCAAAATCCGGAACGAATCCCATAGAGACGATAAAGCGGCTAAAAGGTCTTTGCATTCTGTAAGGCTTATCCGCAACACCAAACGGCTGCATAACTTCAGCCTGGTAGCGCAGTGTTGCGGTATCTCCGGTAATTACCTGCCCGACAATTTCAGAATCCCACCGGCCAAAATATACGCGCTGGAATTGTGTAATACCTACCGCTGTAGGGAATTGGATCGGAGACCAGAAGCATGCCACGACAAAATCCATCGGTGTATAGATCGCGTTCACGATACCCTGCGCAAGATTTCCAAAAATGTTATCGTCTCCGATCGCGAGCAGGTTATTGATGACGCTCTTAAACTGGGCGGGTGTCAGCTGGTAGATCGTCTGGCCTGTCGTACCGGATTCGTTTTCGATTCCTGTTGTAATAACAATATAATAGCCCTGGTCAAATGTTTCCGGATAATACTGTCCAATGTTGTCAGGAATGTGAAATAACTGTTTTCTGGTGATCGCTTTCGTGGATATTGGGAAAAATGAATCCATAATAAACGGATTCGATACACTCCACGGACTGCGCAGATAATAGATCTGTGAGTTAATGATCTCATCCCTGTAGGACGCCAGGACGTCAATACTCATCGTGAGCGTGACATTCCCGGTGTCCTCGAAGATGATGTCATCGATAAAATAATAGCGCCCAAAGTCCGGAATATATGCATAGTTAAATCTTTGCATCTGGTCCGTAGTGTCGTAGATCGTTACGACCGGCGTCATGACAGAAGTCGGATTTTTCAAACTGCATTCTTTTGACATACTCCAGATACCGTTGACCAGTGTGCTGTTTTTCTTTTTATTACAGCTTGCAAGTTGAATGATCATATATTCCTCCTAAGATCCTACGCAGCTGTGAGAGCTAAAACGATTCCCTTTTCCGTGAAGTCGTTTTCCGTCTGCACTCTGGCATGATGGAAATTGTTGTAATACTGGCCGCGTGCGTTGTAAGGCGAGGCCACAATTTCGTTCTGATAGATGTTATAACCGATCGCATCGCGGTCGAATAAGACGCCGATAATGTTGGATTTTGCGACTGCCGTACCTGTTTCCAGTGTGGCGTCTGCTTTCAGCTGGACCGGTGTGATGTTGATCTGGTCCGGATTATCGAATGCCTGCCAGTATGTGACATCTTCCGTATACGCATAATTCAGGAAGCTGTCATTATAGGCTCCAGACTGTACTTCTGCTTTCATGCTGTTCAGGAAGCTGGAAAGCATGAATAAACGCTGATCTTCAACCGGTGTATGTCTCACGATCGGCTTGCCTGTGATCTTTGTCTGGTATGCTTCAGAACGTTCTGTCATAGCTCTGGAAAGATCGGCAACTCTTGCATATGCCCATTTCATGAAAGGACCGTAGTTTGCCGGAAGTTTAACAGTAACTGCTGTTAAGCTCTGGCCTGTGGCTGTGTTGTATTCATCCAGTAAATAAACCACGTTGCCCGCGTTGATCTTGCCGGCCATGAAGTTTAATAAAGACTGTCTGGATACGTTCTCCAGCCACTGTTCCCACATGTTGGAGAAATGAGTGGCTACGCCTGACATAAATGCGGCGAATTCTGTAGGGTTGCTGAAAGCGACATCCAGCTGAGTCGTTAAGACTGTATACTTATCCATATAAGTCTCAGATCCGTAATAATGTGTTTCCAGGACCTTTGGCTTATCGATAACATACTGGTCTACGCTCTGGCCGTCTGTAAGTGTCCAAGTCGGATCTGTTTCCGTGGATCCTTCGATGAAGTTGATCTTCCGCGTGATAGCGCCCCATTTGTCGGATGTGAATTCCAGGCCTTTGAATTTTCGGCTGTAAGGACGGACCGCGATCATCGTCTTTGTTAAGACCTGAGAGATCGCACCTAATACAGCATCATAGCCTGCGGAAAGTGTTTCCTGGGCAACGCTCACGAAAGAGGAAAGGTCTGTGGCCTGAATGGAATTCTGGCCTGTTACCTGTGCATGAAGCGCGTTCATTAATGCATATGCATCTTCAACGCTCATAGTGTTAACTGCCATGTGTTTCTTCTCCTTTTTACTTTTTCCCGCCTATTACTGCAGCGAGAATATCCTCCGGCGTGATTTCTTTCACAGCCGGCATCTCGCTGTTCGTAACATTTTTAGAAATGATCTTCTGCTGGAGGGCCTTAACTTCAGCCATGATCTCATCCAGCTTCGGATCCGTTTTGATCTCTTCCGCAGGTGCTTCTGCAACCGGTGCCGGTGCTTCTGCGACCTGTTCCGGAAGATCTGCTGCAGGCTGTTCCATCGCTTTGATCTCAGCGCTGGTAAATCCTGCTCTTACGAGTTCCAGTACTTCGCTTGCTTTCATATTTTTATTTCCTTTCTTTATATCTTTTTCAAAGCGTCCGCTTTGTAAAAGCCAGTTGTAACTCCGTTCATAAATCCTACGCGGTATGGATATTCCGCGCCTTTATAAATTTTAAAGACATAGCGCGTCCATCCGACGCCGCCCGCACTGTTCCCCTTGCCGTCGGCCTGAGAATTTCCTCTTCCTGTGATGCGGACCTTACTTCCGACGGATAACGGCTCATCTTCCTTATCTTCCTTTTCTTCCCATTCTACCGGAAGATAAATGAAGCCCAGGAAAGTGAGTCCTCTATTGATATACATGGATTTCGGGAGACTGCGCAGCTGCCAGGCGATCCCCTTATAGTTGGATTCTGAGACGATCACGCGCCCGCTGGCTTTGTCGATCTCTTCGACCACGGCCACATGGCCGCCGGCTCTGGAAGACCAGACAGCGACCGCGCCAAGCTTTGGAGTTTTTCCCGTATCATATCCGCGGGCAGCTGAATTCTTCAGCCAGTTCTTTGCGTCACCGGGCCAGTCACATCCCAGCGCACAGCCGATCTTACAGTTCGGATTCCTTAATAAGAACGCAACGCGTCCCCACGCATAGCCGACGCAATTGGCCAGAGTACTCTTCCCCTGGTAGATATTCGGCTTCCCTACGATACAGGGACTGTAGCCTCCGGCTTCTTTCCGGATAAAATAAGGATCCGTTTTAGCAGGCGCTTCCGTCTGCGGAAAATATTTTTCCATACTATTCTCCTTTCAGTTTGTCCTGTAATAACTGCTTTAATTCTGTCATGATCAAAGTGTTAGAATTAATGGCTTCCTTAAGGGAATCGGTCTCCGCTTTATGGTTTTTCTGCTCATTCAACAGAAGATAGCCGAGCCCCAGCGTGGCCACGATCGGAAAGCCCACCGTACTGATCGCCTGAATAATTGATTCATCCATGTTATTTTCACCTCTCAAGACCTACGAGCTTCATGCGCCGACCAAGCGCATCGCTCCCGCTTCCGGCGGTGGTCTGTGAGCATCTCATAGGTCACTTTTATTTTATCGCATTTTGTTATATCTCTCAAACAACACCTGCATCATAAAAGTCTCAAAAATAATTGACTTGTTGAGATATGCCAGCCACAGATAAAAATAATCTCTGCGGAAGCGCATCAGATCGCTTTCACCGGTGCCGTATTCGTTGTAGGATCCTTTTGCATGGTTAGATACATAATAATGCCCTCGCCTGTTTTTATCCTCATAAATGACAAGCTCTCCAACTTTCACTACCGCATTATAGTGGCTGAGATCCTGAGGCTTGATCAGGTCGGTATTCATATCAACAAATTTATTTTCCAGCGCCATCTCTGCAAACTGTGTGCCTCTGGTCAGCTTGTATAACGCCGTCTCCTTTTTCATCCGAGAGATCGGCGCTTTGGAGCATACCCAGACGGCAGTCCCCTTATCGTCCATCCGGATGTAGTCGATTCCCTTGGCCAGCATTTTCTCTACATAAGTCACAAGGCCAAGCTCAATAAAAATCGGGTTAGCAATATCGTTGCTGTTGGCAAGACAAAGGACCTGCAGCGGATCCCGGCCCTGCAGCTCCCGATTCCGGGAGATCGTTTCGATGGCATTCAAAAATGCGCGGCCCTCCATTTTGATCTTACTTTCCTGCTTCTCAGGTATAAATTCATCAAAGATAAGGACCTCGACCTGCGACATATCAAAGCCTCGCAGGTTTGATATGGTAGACAGTGCAAGCATATAGCCCAGAGGCTCGCCAACCGGTACCGTCTTCCCGTCTTCCGTTTCCATGCCGTTATAGATACCTACAACATATTTATTAATGTTGTGAAGGATGATATTTCTGTTACAGTCTCTGGAGACCGGACCGATCGGATTCATGGATTCATTTCCTTTTATCAGATCGATCTGCGTCTGCAGTCTCCTCATATAAATAAATTTGCGCGGGTGATCTATTAAAACATCTTTCAGCGCTCCGTAGGTTTTCCCGGTCCCACGGGCGCCCACGATAAAACTGAAAGGCATTTTATTATTAATGATATAGTGCATATCGATATAGCCGCCGCTTGTGTATCTCATAACTTAATTATATAATAAAAGCGCGAGTAATGTTATTCGCTGTCCCAACTATGCCAACAAGCCCACGCCGATCCTCTGTTATGCGTGGGTTTGTTGGTTTATAATAGTAGTGAGGAATCAGGAAAAGATTTTTGCTTTGACTCATTATTGAACTCCTTTCTTTGCAGTATCGTGTGACAATGGTACGAAAAGGGACCGCTCTAAGGCGGTCCCTTTTCGTACTTAAAACGGTAGATCCGGAAAGTCCCAGACTGGTCTATCTTCCTCGTCTGTTGGCTTTTGCTCTTGCAGGATGGTCTTCCGGCATTGGTTCGTAAAACTGTTCATAGTCTTCCAAGGGTTCCTTTTTTCCCTGGGCGATGAGAGTGAGACCAGTCACACGTACCTCTGTCACATAATTCATTTTCTTGTTTTCATCTTCATAGCTGCGCGTCTCGATGCAGCCCTCAACGGCCAGCTGGTCGCCCTTATTCACATACTTCTGAATAAGATCCGCAAGACCTGCCCAGGCGATGCAGCTGATGAAATCCGCTTTCTCACGGTTATTCGCTCTGTCCACGGCAAGCGTGAAGCGCGCATTTTTCCAGGCAACAGCGTCCTTTCCCTTTCCGCTGGTTCCCTCATTTAATACTGGTTCTTTTGTTAAACGTCCTAAAAGTTCTACTCTGTTCATTTTACTCTCCTTTCTTTTAGTTTCGTTTTAATCTGTATAGGCCCGGTATATCGTGATCGCTGTAAGCAATGTCGATACATCCGGCCAGAATTGCGGCATATTCAGCCGTTAATCCCAAAGTGTAAGTGGATGGCCGGATAACGATGTTATCCGTGATGCGGATCATATGGCCATCCCTTTCTACCCATGTGTCCATGTTGTCGTTATAGACGGATTCTGTGCCTCCTGCTTCGTAGAATGTGAATCCTTCGACCATATTCTCCAGCTTTCCCAATTCTCTCGCTCCGGCCTTTTTTGAGACGCCTGCGATCGTGATATGGAGAGATCCGTCTTCCTCTTCGTATGCATACTTTTTTGCTCCCATCGTCTTAAAACGCTTATAATCGCCGTCGGTCTCATAGACACCCATATAATGCGCCTCACCGTGCGGATCAGCAGCCCATGCTCCGGCGTCCAGAGCGCGCTTTTGCCTGACTTCATTCAATGCGCTGAAATCGACGTCACCGATGAATTTGACACTGTCCGTATCGCAATAGACAAATCCGTAATTCTTTTCGCCGTTGACGAGTTGCTCCTGGACCAGGTCGATGCCTTCCTGCAGGTAGGTCCGGCACCATGCTGTTGTCCAGACGCCCCACTGGTACGCCTGGAAAGCCTTTTTGTTTGCCTTCTCCAGAAGCTTCTCACTGTCTTCGTCTTCGTAAACAAATTCACCATCCCGGAATTTACAGGAATCCTTCACGGGATCCTGTGCGCTCATTCCATACAATGAATTTAACTTGTTTTTCGCTTTGGTATAGTAGACTTCCTGACCCTCGACACCTTTCAGCTTTGTCTTTGCCTCATAGTATTCTTTGACAACGTCGCGGATCATCTGCGGAAGCGGTTTATATTTGGCATGGTAGCATTCTATTATATTGGATGCGGACCATTCATAATGCTTTAGTATAATTTTAAAATCCAGGTCCGTAAGTCCCAATTCAAGATATTCAGCTTCCAGCACCCGTCCGTTATCGAACGTGCCGCGATAGAGATTACTGCACTTGTCTCGTGAAATGTAAGGGCAGCCGTCAAACTCGTCTTTCAGTTTCAGGTCCCAGAATGCGATCCGCATGAGTACGGCTCTCTTGCGCTTGAATATGAGCTGATGCAGACGCTCAGGTGTACAGTCTTTTTCTTCGTAGAACGGCCCCATAGGATAGAGGCAAGTACACATGACAGCCGGATATGCGGAAGCCATGTCGTAGGACCTGACACCTTTTAAAATCTGGTTTGAAAAATAGCGATTTGCATGGGTATTTCCTCCGCGGAAAGCCATTCGCAGCAGCTTGTAGATCTTCAGATCCGGAAGCATTTCCGCGAGCTGCTTGTGGTTGTAGTTTTCCATGGCGTTTTTACAGTCGCGCCGCGGATATCCGGTGGACGTCAGCGGGATGGTATAAAGGTTGTCGCCGTCCGCTTTCATTTCTATTTTAAGAGCTTCCACCAGTCCGCGTACATCGTTCAGGCAGTATTCCAGCTCGTCGTCTGTTAGTACAGTATCACTGTATCGGATCTTGTCATAGTCGTAAGTCAGTTTCTTATGTTCAACACCCATCTTCTTCAGAAACTGGTCCAGGCTCATATTTGTCTGCAGGTAACTGCAGCGGAACTCGAATGAGTCAAACATAGTAAATTTCAGGATCTTCCGCGGTTCTGTCGCAAATACCTCATCCTCTTCAAAGTCATAAACTCCTCTCAGAAACTGCCACTCATATGATGCATTATGGATGTAAACAACAAGCATACCGCCGCGCAGACGGCGCTGCAGCCTGGTAAGGAAGTCCAGAAACTCGTCCCAGGTCCTGCCGTAAACAGTCCAGTAATCGTCTATCTGAAACTGCCATATGTACATATAACTCTGCTCGATGTCCGGAAGCCTTGTTGTCTCAATGTCAAACGCGCAGACCAGATCCACATACTTCTTTTTCTGTCTCCCGTGAGGATTTCCTACGGGTCTCGGCTGCATATGAACCTTTTTATAAAAGGCCTGATAGTCGAAATCTTTAACGCTTACGGTAAGCACTGGACGATCCGGACCGGAATCTCTTCTGCAGTCGCGGCATAGCCGGCCGTTTTCCTTTCGCTGATCTTATGGCCGCCTGTGCGATCCAGTAATCCACGTTTCTCTGCCACTCTTCCATGGTCAAGCCCTGACGCGCTGCGCGGTTTGCCGCTTCAATAATGCCCTCGGATCCGTATACGGCAGCGAGACCTCGCGCCCTGGCGTCATCCAGAAAGTCCAGCGTTGCGCCCACGTTCTCCTCGTTTACCTTTTCAAAGCCTGCGTCGCGCAGCTTGTCGGCGATGTTCTCATAAGTCTGCCCAGTCTTGGAAGATCCAAAATCATACGTCCGGGCGGCAGCCTGAGCGAGCTGTCTGTGCGACAGCTCTCCCATCTCCTTCAGTGGCTTGAAGCGGTTCTTCTGATCGCGAACGATCTGAGAATCCGCACCGTATTTCTGTTCCAGCCGTTGCAGTTTTTTCCTGGCTTCATAGGATCGCCAGGAGTAAAGCCGTTTCAGCTGCGCGTCACTCATGTTCATGAGATCCTGCGCGGTTTTATATCTTCTTGCCATATTTCTCAATATCCTCCTGATATACCGGCCAGCCAACGCCTTGCATGAATTCGATAAGTCCGGCCGGTGATGCCTCATCTGCTTCTATCCGGTTATTATCCAGATATTTATAATACATTTGTATAAAATCCAGCTCTCCGTCAAAGTAGCGCTGGAAGAGTTTTTTATTCTGCTGAATTGCAAAATCGCTGCGCAGAAACGGAAAGCCTTTTATCGTTCTGACAAGCATGCAATAAAGCCTCCCAGGGCGATCAATTGGATCGCCGTATAAATCCATCCATCCGGATAGTTTGACACCGCAGCGAGCCCGAAAATGATCACTGCATAACCTCTTAATTTATTCATGAGTACCTCCGTAAAATTCCTGATAAATGTCAACGAGTTTCAGCGCCCAGGGTTTTTTGTTGGCTAAAGCATTGACCAGGGCAGCCGGTGAAGATTTGTATGTTGTGAGGCGCTGGAAGTGTTCCCAGCTCCGGATCCCGAAGCAGAGGACAAGCGTCTCGATCGCTTCCCTCTGCCTCTTGTTATAGGTTGTCTGTCGCGTCATGGTAGCGGTCCTCCATGCTGATAATGAAATCGGCAATATTTACGCTCTCAACAAATTTGGTGTAATTCTCACGGTCGTTATTATAAAGATAATAGACCAGAGCCATGACTTCCGGACGGATGTCTCCGTCCATTTTAGCAGACAGCACTGCAGTATTTTGGACCGTAATCTTAATCATTAACAAGCGCCTCCCCATCCATAAACTTGATTTCACCGTCATAATCGGTATAGCCGTAGAAAATTTCCATAGGCTCGTTATCGATGCATGTGCTGCGAGCTTCCAGTTTCTTAGCCCAGCGTCTGGCCAGATCGACAGCCGTATCCTCGTCGACTGTGTGCGACAGGATCCGCGTGATGCTGGACCTGTCGAAGAATCGAATTTTTAGTGTGTTGTACATATGTCTACCTCCTCTGTCTGTGATATGTATCTCACTATGAATATATTACTAAAAGAATATGTGTAAATTATGTGAGAATTATGTGAAATTATGTGATTTTTCTTTGTGTTCGCAAAGATTCGCTCATGGTCGCTTTTGGACGCTTTCAGGTGGATGCGGCTTCCCTGGTGGATGTGGCTTCCCTGGTGGATGCTGAGCTTTCCCTTCCCGGTAACTTGGATCCGTAGGATGGTTATCTCACTGCTGGATGTTTACACTAAGTGGATAAGGTAACCCACAATATAGTTGGATTTCCAACTAACTGCCCTACGTCCGCTTGGGGAGGTGTACAAAAAAATGTACATGGGGGGTTACCTTACCAC